AAGGTGTAGAGGGGAAGGTCCGTGTTGTAGGAACATACCAAGCGCCATGGTTCAATGGTAGAGATGTATGTGCACTACTTGAATATAAAGACCCACGGAAAGAACTTCAAAGGCATGTCCTACCTCATCAAAAGAAAAGTCTCGGTTTGCTGATCTCTGAGCTGGGGGATCTTGCGCCCCCCAACCTTTTAGGTACAAAGAACTTCACAACTGAATACCATGCAGGCAAGGCTGTCTACATCAACGAATCAGGCTTTTACCGTCTCATCAACAAGAGTAAGACCAAGCTTGCAGATGCATTCCAGACCCTGGTATGTGATTACATACTCCCAACCCTCAGACGTCATGGAACCGTGAGCATGGAAGGTATACAGAAACAATTGGAAGACCTCCGTTTAGAAAATGAAGCCAAAACAAAAGAACTGGAGGAGGCACAGGCAGTAGCGGAGCAAGAACGCATCAATGCAGAACAAGCACAGGCAGCAGCTCTGGAGGCTCAGGACAAGGCTGCCAGGGCCGAGCGGTCTGCCAAATGGAACAAGACCATGATGAAGAACGTTCGCATCCGCGAGAAGAAGATGGAGTGGATCTACATCGCCACGACCCGCGACTACGCCAAACAGCGCGTCTTCAAGATCGGCTCCACGAAGCGCCTGTCCAAACGCCTGAGCGGATACCAAACAGGACGTCTGAAGAAAGACGAGTACTACTATGCCTGGTACCTCAAAGTCTACCACGCTGAAGAGCTTGACCACACCATTCAGAAGATCCTGGAGGAATTCAAGCATCAGAAGAGCAAGGAGATGTACCAGTCTATCAAATTCAAGGATCTGAAGGATATTGTCAACTACATCTGCGTCAATTACGACAAGTCTATCGAGTTCCTGAACGACTTCGTCAGGAACAGACTACCTGCCAGTTACGAGGAAGACGACACCGAAGACGACATCCCTCCTCCCATCTCCCCCGAGGTGATCATACGTCTGAACAACGAGCAGGAGGAGCTGTTCGACGTGACGGCCGTTATCAAAGACCTCATGAACGAGTACCTCGGAGGGATTGAAGCCGCTTCCAAGGGTAGTAAGGATGACCCAATCGTTATCCAACGTGAAGACCTCATGAAGATGATAACAGAAGGTCTTGAGGAGGAAATCGGTATTCGTTCGGCCTGGCACACAGTCAAGGACCTCATATCGTGGAAGAACAGCAAGACCCCCATTGAGTACGAAGGTAAAGTCTACAACATACACTACCGAGCAGTCAAAGAAACGTAATCCTCTTCAAATTGGGTACAACTCAACCATCTATTACCCCTAGGGGTAATGGAATAAACTCAACCATCCATCTTATCTCATTACTTACCAATCAAAGTCTATGTAACTTTCTTTCTTGGTTGTTTCTAGGTACAGGGTGATGCCGCTGCCGATTGCGCCAATGACGATGCCCGCTATGCCTGCGTACAACATCCAAGCAGTCCTCTCAATTTCCTTGAAGCCGCTCGCGTTGATGACGGCTGGTGTGTCCGGCACGAGGCCAGGTCCCTTGATCTTCTGTTCCTGGACCCATCCGTTTGCGGTTTCGTACCTGAAGAGGTATAGGTATGCTGGGTTGTGTTGGTTGGCGTATACATACACATCGTCTTCCACGGGCGAGTCCAACATGGGGACGTTGTACGGAGTATCATCACGGGGCACTGAGGGGTTGATGTAACCCCACGCAATCCTGTTGAATGAGTGTGTAGTGATCGTGCCTCTCGGTTGCCACTGGATGACCATCTGCGACCAGACACCGTTGGTTGTATTGAGGTACACATCTCCTTTCTTTGCTCCTGCGGCCACGAGGGTTGGGTTTGAGTTGGGGTCGAGGTCTCCTTGGAAGAATACTGGGTATCGCAGCAGTTTGACGTTATCCGGTTTGATGGCCATCCTGCACTTGTCGGACACGCCTGAGTAGAATCTGGTCACTGGGTCGTCTAGGACAGAGTAGGTACCGTTCTGGCCAATCTCGATACCCTGCCAGTCGAAGGCCTTGCACGTGTCGTCGGCTTTGCACGCGTTTGAAGCGTCTACCGTGTTGGCGTAGGCCTGGGGAGGGACGCGCTCTCCTGTGGCTGCGCAGAGGGGGGTATTCTTGATGAAGGTGGAGAAGCCGACTTCTTTCATGACCTGCTTGCCTCTTACGTAGTACAGGACCAGAAGGATGATACCCGCTACCAGGATGATGGGGAAGATGAATTTGAGGATAGCTCTGCCTGCCACGACGCCTCCAATTACCGGTACACCTATGAAGACGGCCAACAGAGCGACGAGGACCCAACCGGAGAGGCCTTCTGATTTGGCGCTGGCGGTCTGGGACAGTTTGGAGGAGAGGTCTTGGAGGAGTCGGTTGTTGGATGCGGCCTGTTCTGTGCAATTCTGGAGGATGTTGTACATCTGTTGGAACACGTTGTCCTGTATGTAGACGTTCCCTGAGACGCGCTTGACGACGATGGCCTGGTGTTGGCGGCTGAAGGCCTTGCATGTTTGGCCGATGGTAGTGAGGAGGTTGATCGTGGCCTCCATGAGTAGGTTCATTGTGTTTTGGGCGTCTGAGAATTGGCCCAGGTTGAGTCCCGACGTGACGCTCTTGGCCTCTTGGGCCAGTTCCTGCATGATGGATTGTTGGGCCTCTTCTGTTGAGAGGGCGTCCAGGAGTGCGTGCATGTTAACGTTGGCGCGTTGGGTGAACGTGTTGCCCGATATGTGCACGTCTCCGTGGACGTTGCGGACGCTGACTACCTGGGCCATGTCCTGTGAGAGTTGGGTATTTTGGATGATGTTTGAAGACACCTTGGCCACGGCCTTGGTGACCGCGTTTGATACGTTTTTGGATACTGAAGCTCCCATTTTATCAGGGTTAGATTATGTGTGAATACACAGTGGAATCAGAATGGTCGCACATAGTTCATAGTTCATGAATCATAAGAAAATTAGACGAATTGCCATTCATTGGCTGCGAGGCTGTATTGGAGTTGTTGGCCGTCTGCGGGGGTTCCTGCTTGGATGGGAATCCCTGCAATGCTGGCAGCGCCGTACTCCCATTGGTTATTGGTGGCGTTGTATACAAGTAACTGGCCCGAGGTTGGTGCTCCTGACGCAATCTGGATACCGGAGATCATGTAGGCGTTGCCGTTCTCGAAGCGCTTCTCAATCTCAATATTAGGATCACTAGACATTTTTAGTAATTTGAGATAAAATTTTGAAAATTAGGGTTAACTAACAAACAACAACTATAAACATGATCAAGGATGTAAAAGGAGATATAACTGAAGTTAACCCATATATGACTATCGTTGCGCTAGCGCAACGATAGTCATGACTGGGCCCGACCCATATATGACTAGAAAGCAGATCGCTAGCGATCTGCTTTCTAGTCATATATGGGTTAAATGTGACTACATATGTCATCAAACAAACTGTATCGGATGTTATCCTGCTGGGTTGGCTAAAACAATAGCCTCAAAACTACGTGTGTGTCCATACGCGTGCCGAACCCCCCTCAAGGGTCGCAATTTAGCTATTCCCGAACACCGCGTCCCTCTAGGTAAAATCCTGATTGAGAAATCGCCAGTGAATGATGTGAACGTTGTGTGTATGTTTGCCCAATACTCGTACGGGAAGGTCGGCTCCTCAAGCTATTACGCTAAAGATGAAACGTATACCGGCCGAGAGGCCGCATTCGCAAAGTGTCTGAGGAAAATGGATAAACGTATACCTCGGGATGCTGTTGTCGCGTTTCCTAAATTCATAGGTTGCGGTATGGGAGGGGGCTCATGGACGCGATACAAACCAATGATTGAAAAGTTTGCTATCAATAGGAATGTTTTATTGGTTGATTTTACTGGTTGAGTTAGGGAATAGTTGATGTAGATACATGGCGTCTGAAGGAGCTCTATCGTTGATTCTTTGACACCTTCGTTCACGTCTGTCCTGGTCGATGCGCTGGTCGCACACGGCGTCGAGCGCGTCCCTATCACTGACCTTCCTCGCATCCAAAACGTCTGAGATGGTCTGCAGTCGCGCGAGCACCTGCGCCACTATGTCCATAGCCATGATCTTGCATTTGCGGGCCAACTCGGCCAGCCTGTAGGCGCTATGCATCTTCCTCAAGAATGCGTCATTCTGGGAAAGCTCCTGACTGGGCATGCACATGGGTTGGGGTGTGCCGTCAAAGATAGTCAGCTTGCCATCGTCTCGCGCTGGCTGGTAGATCTTACGCTCAACGGTCTTGAGGGCGCTCGTGAGGTACGATGTGGATTGTCTCAGGTGGGCGTCGAGCTGGGAGATCCAGAACGTGTTGTCGTCCTGCCCTTTGTCAATACAGTCCCCGAATTCAAAACAGGGTGTGTTATTGACGTATACGTAGTGGAACTTCTCTCTGAGTCCACCATCGGGACAAAAACTACAGATGAATCCTGAGGTAAACTGTATCAGGATTAGCATGCAAAACGTGAGTGAGAATAACTTCATTTTTTGTAAAGAGATGTAATGCTTTAGGTCATGATGGATTTGTTGTATTGCGAAGTCATTATATTCATTACCTCTCGAGGTAATGAATCATACTAGATTTGGGACAAGAACGAGTTAATAGCGGCGCCTGCTGCTGGAGCGAGATCTGGATCGCCT